AGGAAGGGCTAAAGTTCGGTCAATGGAACTTGGATGCCCACTTTCGTTTCAAGCGAGGAAACTTTAATGTGATACTTGGACACGCCAATGTCGGGAAGACATCCGTAACCTTGTATATGATGCTCCTCCAATCTATAGTCAACGATATCCGATGGTTGGTCTTCAGTTCCGAGAACACGCCTGTATCGTTGGTAAAGAAAATATCGGAGTTCTTCTTGGGTAAGCCCATCAACAAGATAGAAGAAGATGAGTTCTATATGGCTCAAGACTTAATCCAGAGGTACTTCATCATTATAGACACCGATAAGAAGATGTACACCTATAAGGACTTAATTGAGGAGGCTACTGACATCTATCACCAAGAGGGGTTTGATGGTTTCTTGATTGACCCTTATAACTCATTAGTAAAGGACAAGGATATGTTCTCAACTCTTGGAGGTCACGAGTACGACTATGAGGTGGCTACCCATTTTAGACAATGGGCAAAACAACACGATGTGAGCATCTGGTTAAACACTCACGCAGTAACTTCTGCCTTGCGTATGAAACACGCAGCAGGACACGAGTATGCAGGTCACCCTATACCACCAAGTTCTGCTGATATTGAAGGAGGAGGTAAGTTTGTGAACCGAGCTGATGACTTTGTGGTCATCCATCGTTATATTCAACACCCTACTGAATGGATGTACAACCAAGTACACATAAGAAAGGTAAAGGAGGTAGAGACAGGTGGTAGACCGACTCCTATGGATGAACCAATAAGATTTCGTAGTTTGCCTGATAATGTAGGTTTTGAGATTCACGGAGAGAATCTAATTTGTATGAAGGAGAAGAAACAAAGTAACTTACCTTTTTAAGATGGAAGAGAATTACAATTGGAGGGGAGGAAGTAAGAGCATTGCTCTTCTATGGTTACGCCAGAAGAATAGTGACTTGATGAACATCGCCCACGCCCTAAAGCCACAGGACACGAACAACGGATACGAGATGGACATCTTCATAGACCTATTAAGTATCTATACTGCTATGTCTACTGCTATAGAAATGGTAGAGGATGTACAACATATGGTATGGGATGCGGAAGCAAAGAATAGCGACCTTAAACTAACCATTAGAAAACAAGCTGAACTAATTAAGCAATACGAAAGTAGATTAGATAACCTTAACGAAAATCTAAAATGAGACCAACCGAATTACTATTACAAGAAGAGTACAACGAATACATTAGAATCAACCACATCACTCCATCAAGGCAACATAAGAATGTGATGGCAAGGTTTGCGTTTATGGTTGCGGCACGAGATTTGTTCTCTACATTAGAGATCGCACGAGTAACCAAGAAGAACCACGCTACGGTTATCCACGCAACGAAGTGGCACGACACGAACTTACGATACGATAGAGCCTACCCAAGATTCTACCAAGATGCCTGTGACATCGTTAAGAGATTACAGGGAGGAGATGAGACTTTTGAGCAGAGCCTTGCAAGAGAAAATGCTATGTTAATAGTTCGTGTTAATAACTTGAGGGAGGAGTTGTTAGAAACTCGTGAAAAGTTGTATCTTAAAGAACAGGAAATAAACCGCTTACATCAAAATGAACTTTGCACTTGACATAGCACCCCTTGCAGGATTTCTGGTAGGTATTAACTATTGGAACTCCGAGATGAATGATGATTATGAAGACCCCAAGTACCACTCCTTGCAGTTGTGCTTTGGGGTTTTTGCTTTTGTATTGACTTGGGCAACTGAAGGCAATGACCGTACTTGACCTTTTAGCAACCAAGCACAAGGAGTGGCTGAAGATGGCACACAGTTTTGGCGCAGGAGACTACGCTGAAGATGTTGTGCAAGAGATGTACATCCGCTTGAACAGGTACATAGAAGACCCAGAGCGCATAATGTACAAGGGTGAACCCAACAAGTTGTTTGTATGGGTCACTATTCGCAATATGGTACGCCAAGCCCAAAAGAAGAAAGAGTTCCTTGTCTTCACAGGGGATATGGTAGAGTACGACCAAGAAGAAGAATTATTTGATATAGATCAAGCCGAAGGGTTTGAACGCCTTATTGACAAGGTATGGCAGGTGATGGAAGACCAACATTGGTATGACCAAAAGATGTTTGAGATATACCACACCACCGATATGTCAATGAGGGATATAGAAAAAGAGACAGGCATCAGTCTGTTCTCCATATTTGATACATTAAAAAAATCCAAAGAATATGTCCGAGAAGAAATCGGGGAAGACTACGAAGACTTCCAAAATGGCGAAGCCGAGCGCATCTAAAGGTTTAGGAGATGACATTGAGAAAATCACAAAGGCTACAGGAATCAAGAAAGTAGTAGACACCTTTGCTGAACTCACAGGTATTGATTGTGGGTGTGATGCTCGTAAGGAGAAGCTCAACAAATTATTCCCAAGAAGAACACAACCGCTATGTCTTGAGGAGAGTGAGTACAATACCCTCAAGGAGTTCTTTAGTGACTTTAACGGCAGAGAGGTGAAAGAGATGTGGCAAGAGCCATTAAGCAGAGTACACGCACGAGTATTCCAACACAAGTATTACATCCCTTGCTCTTGTAATCCGAGAGAGTGGTCTCAACACATTGCAGACCTAAAAAAGATTTATGGAGAGTACGAAGGTCAGTAAGTTACTTCTTGCTTGGCTCTGGTCTCAAGGACACGAAATAAAAGAATATGAACAAGGTAAAGGAATTACTACAAGACACGGAGGGGAGGAATACCGCTTTAGCCTCAATGATTCTTATAGTGGCTATCGTGTTGAGTATAGTGGTGGTACTTTCTCTTTCTACGATACCGACACCTTAATTAAGCAGACCGACCTGAATGAGTTCCGATAGCCTAAATACATACCTCAAGAAAGGATTGAACCAATCCGATAAAAGAACTGACCATTGCATATCTATTGGTAAAGATGGTGAGGCATTGTTCAAGGAGATTACAGGAGCGTTGAAGTCGGAGCTTGAGGATGATAAGAAACACATAGATTTCTATTGGGAGGATAGGCTTGTAGATGTGAAGGGCTTGAAGCCTATGCACAAGAAAGGGTTTATCCTATTGGAGTTTCTAAATGTGTGGGGCTATAACGGTTGGTGTGCTAAAGATTCTAAAGCAGAGTTTATAGCGTTCCAATTTCCAGAGGCGTTTTATGTGATGGGAAAGGATGCGTTAAGATCAAGAGCAATAGAGTTGTGTGAGGATTATTCACCTGAAAGTGTCACAAGAAAGAATAGAGTAAAGCCTCACGAGGGCTTATACAAATGGATAGGCAGAGATGGTAAGCAAGATGTGTTTACCTACCTGCGTATTGAAGATGTTCAAGACTTAATTATAAATACATTGCCATATGCCATTACCGAATCCTAAAGGAGGTGAATCACAACAAGAGTTTATCAGCAGATGTATGGGAGAACTAAAGGGTGAGTTCCCAGATAGGGAACAACGCCTTGCAGTTTGCTATACTCAATGGAAAGAAAAAAAATAATGCAAAGTGTTTGGTGTTAATAATTTTGTGTATATTTGGGTATACCAAAAAAGAAACACCAAATGGAAAAAGTAGTTTGTAGTAAGACCGTAACCACCAAAAAAGGATTTAAATTCCAACAAGGGAACTCTTATGAGTTTACAATCCATCACGATGGTATTGTTATTTATTTTTCTCAATTTGATTTTATTAAAATCAAAAGCGAGACTACATTCAATACTTACTTTAAGTAAACCAAAACACCTTACATTATGTCAAAGAAGACTTACACCCTCAAAGAGAACCTCATTTATGGAGGTGCTGCTTACCTTCTGGTAGCAATCGGAATTACTGCTATGATAGCGTTGTACGAGTTGATTGAGAACCTTTTTAATCTGCCTGTATAATGGACTATTTAGATTGGGAACTTGCAAGATACCAAGAATCACAAGAAGGTTGGTGTCATATATGCGGAGAGTATAGTGACCACGAATGGCATTGTGACTGTTGCCGAGAATGTGAGCAGACTCACTCTGCTTGTGAATGTGGCTCGGAAGAGGATGATGATATAATTACACGACAAATCAATCTACAACAATGATGAATCATACTGAAGCCATACTAAAGGCACAAATAGTATTTGAAGAAGCCCTAACGGACAAAGAGACTATTGACCAACTCTTGCACATAGATGCCCAGATGTATGCCAATACAGGAACGGATACAAGTAAGGCGGAGATGGAATCTATCCGTAGAGCATCTGCCTTTATCTACCGACTCATCAAGGGCATTGACTACGAGAAGGGTCAACGCTTTATTCAAGGAATGGGGTTAACCCGATAAGATAAACACCTATGTCAAAACAAATCACAATGCTCAATGGGGAAACCCACGCACAAGATTGGCTTGTTCAACAAGCTGAAGGAGATGACTTCTACTACGGTTACTTGGGTAAGGTAGCATTCAGTTCATCCAACCTAAAGAAGATTCTGGACTCTCCAAGAACCTACTACAACCTAATGCAGTATGGTGAGGAGACCAACTCTCAAGCACTACGAGATGGTAGACTAATCCATATGATGGTATTAGAGCCTCACAAGATCAATGAACTTGTCTTTGCTGATGTAACTACCAAGACTACCAAGAAGTGGAAAGAGATGAGTGCTGAATATCCAAAGCACATCCTATACACCAAGAAGGAACGACAACTTGCAGAGCGTATGGCTGAAGCCCTCTTCAAGAATGAACAGGCAGTTGAACTATTAAGGGACTCTCAATTTGAGATTCCTGCGGTAGACAACATAGAGGGCTATCCCTTTAGAGGGAAGGCAGACATCTTAAAGAACGATGGTACTATCGTAGACCTGAAGACTACGAGTGACCTACGCAACTTTGTGTATTCTGCAAGACACAAATACTCCTACGATGTACAAGTATATATCTACTGCCGACTATTCAATGTAGACTACACCAAGTTTAAGTTTCTGGTAATAGACAAACTCTCTTGTGATGTAGGTGTCTACTCGGTAAGTGAGGAGTTCTACAACAAGGGTGAGGAGAAGGTGTTCTTTGCTTTGCAACAGTACCACGACTTCTTTGAGAATAGACCATTGGATGAAATCCAAGAGATGATTAACAACTACACGATTGTAGGAGAACTATGAAAAAGCACACCAAGATATATATGGACTACTTCGGTTATGTCTTGGATGACTTTATAGGGTGTGAGGTCTGTGGCGCAAGAGCCGTAGACATCCACCACATAGAAAACAGAAAAAGTGGAGGCAGTAAGTCAAAGGATACTATTGAGAACCTTATGGCGGTCTGCCGCCCTTGCCATATAAAGTTTGGGGATTACCCAGAACACAAAGAGATGCTACAAACCATTCACAACAAATTACTATGACTTATAAGGTAAAAGCAAAAGCAAAGGAATTTCTATTTGATACAATAGATGCAGCAAGAAGTTGCCGAGACAGGCTACTTGATATGGGCTACAAAGAGATATCTATCATTGTAACCCAAGAGGACATAGACCCAAGATGAGTACCAAAATGGTACACATTCGCAAATCGCAAATCCTCACAACGATAAGCCTTAAATGATACAAATAAGGCTATAACCTTACTTTTAATAAAACATTGTAAGGGTATTACCTTACAATATGCCAAAGCATATAAAAAACGGAAAAACCTTTAGATTGTATGCAGAGGCATATAACCTTTAAAACAAAAGAGAAATGAAAACACCAATGCAAGAACTGATTGAACAACTACAAAACAAATACGAACAACTACAACAGAGCGGAGACCTTGTAGCCGCTATGTATGTACAAGATGCAATTGAACTTGCACACCCTATGCTTGAAAAAGAGAAAGAGTTTGCATTAAATCTATGG